ATATAATACTATTAAATAGTATTAAGAAACGATTAGAGTTTCCTGAGCTCAAAGAACTTTGTATGCAAGAATATAAAGAATGGGAACCCGATGCATTCTTAGTTGAAAAGAAATCTAATGGCGCTGCGCTTTACCAAGAGTTTAGAAGAATGGGTATTCCTGTAGGGGAGTTTACACCAGGTAAAGGGCAAGACAAAATCAGTCGAGTGAATGCAGTATCAGATTTATTTAAAAGTGGTATAGTGTGGGCTCCCGATAGACGATGGGCTCATGAAGTAATTGAAGAGTGCAATGATTTTCCGAGTGGTGCTAATGACGACCTTGTAGATAGTACAACACTTGCATTAATGAGATTTAGACAAGGTGGATTTATTAGATTACCAAGTGATGAAGAAGATGATATGGTGTATGGAATTCCAGGACGTGGTAAAAAATTATACGCATTATAAGGATTAGAATATGGCAATTAATATAGATAAAAGTGTAAGTCAAGCTCCTCAAGGTATAGAAGAGTTAGCAAGTGCTCAACCAGGTTTAAGTATTCAAATTGAAGATCCAGAATCAGTAACACTAGATGATGGCAGCATGGAGATTACAATCCAACCAGGTCAAGAACATAATGATGAATTCAATCAAAACTTAGCAGAAGTTTTAGACGAAGGGCACCTTACAGAATTATCTGGTGATTTAATTGGCGAATTTGATGCTGATATTAATGCTAGAAAAGATTGGTTAACAACTTATGTGGATGGCTTAGAGTTACTAGGACTTAAAGTTGAAGACCGAACAGAACCGTGGCCTGGAGCATGTAATGTGTACCACCCCTTAATGACAGAAGCGCTGGTTAAGTTCCAAGCTGAAACTATGATGGAGACATTTCCAGCATCAGGCCCAGTTAAAACACAGATCATAGGCAAACAAACTTTAGAAAAAGAAGAATCAGCCGTTCGTGTTCAAGACGACATGAACTATCAACTTATGCAAGAGATGCCTGAGTATAGACCTGAACATGAAAGAATGTTGTGGGGACTAGGTTTAGCAGGTAACGCATTTAAGAAAGTTTATTATGATCCAAACTTAGAACGCCAAGTTGCAATGTATGTACCTGCAGAGGACATGGTTGTTCCTTATGGCGCATCTAATTTAGAAACAGCAGAACGTGTTACACACGTAATGAGAAAAACAAAGAATGAACTACGTAAATTACAAGTAGCAGGATTTTATCGCGAGGTAGATTTAGGTGAGCCATTCTTAGATATTGATGAAGCAGAGAAAAAGATTGCAGAGAAATTAGGATTTAATCCTACAGAGGATGACAGATATAAGATCCTTGAAATGCATGTTCATCTTGATTTAGAAAACGGTGATAGTGATGATGGCATTGCAGTACCATATGTAGTTACAATTGAAAAAGGTACAGGCACAATTCTAGCTATACGTCGTAATTGGAATCCAGATAATAAGTTGAAATTAAAACGTCAACACTTTGTGCACTACGGATACATACCAGGTTTTGGTTTCTATTGTTTCGGTTTAATTCATTTGATAGGTGCTTTCGCCAAATCAGGTACTATGATCTTACGTCAACTTGTTGATGCAGGTACTCTATCAAACTTACCAGGTGGTATGAAGTCACGAGGTTTACGTATTAAAGGTGATGATACCCCAATCGCTCCAGGTGAATGGCGTGACGTTGATGTACCAAGCGGTGCTATACGCGACAATATTTTACCTCTTCCTTATAAAGAACCAAGCCAAGTACTTAACTCATTGATGAATCAAATCATCGAAGAAGGCCGTGCATTTGCAAATGCTGAAGGATTAAAAGTATCTGACATGTCTGCTAACGCACCCGTCGGTACAACTCTAGCTATATTAGAAAGAACCCTCAAAGTAACATCAGCTATTCAAGCTCGTATCTATTATGCGATGCGTCAAGAATTTAGATTGCTTAAAGGTATTATTCGCGATTACACACCAGAAGAATATTCTTACGATCCAGAAATTGGTGATAGAAGAGCTAAACAAGCTGATTATGATGATGTAGATGTGATCCCTGTATCAGATCCAAATGCTGCAACTATGTCACAAAAAGTTGTTCAGTATCAAGCTGTTATGCAGATGGCTCAAGCTAATCCACAGATTTATGATTTAGCAGAACTTAATAAACAAATGTTAGAAGTATTAGGAGTTAAAAATATTAGTAAGTTAATTCCTTCTATAGAAGATCAAAAACCAAAAGATCCAGTAACAGAAAATATGGCAATTATTAATGGTAAACCAGTTAAAGCATTTATTTACCAAGATCATGAAGCTCATATTAAAGTTCACTTGGCTGCGATGCAAGATCCTAAAATTGCTCAGTTAATTGGTCAAAATCCAAAAGCACAATTAATTCAAGCTGCAGCAATGGCACATATTAGTGAACATATTGCGTTTGAATATAGAAAACAAATCGAAGAAGAATTAGGTGTTCCGTTACCAGGACCTGATGAAACTTTACCAGAAGATGTTGAAATTCAATTAGCTAGACTTACAGTTGATGCTGCTACAAAACTTTTACAAAAAGATCAAGCTGAAGTTCAGCAACAACAAATTCAACAACAGCAACAAGATCCGTTGATTCAAATGCAACAACAAGAACTTCAATTAAAAGCTCAAGATTTACAAATTAAAGCTCAGCAAGTTCAAGCCGATATTCAATTAGAACAAGAAAAACTTATGTTAGAAAAAGCTAAACTTGATTCTCATGAAAGAATGGAAGGCGCAAAACTTGGTGTTAAAGTTGCAGCAGAGAAAACAAAAACACAAATAGATACTGAAAAATTTAAATCTCTACAACAAGCCAAGGGTGTTGAATTAGGTTTAGATGCAGCTAGAACTCATCTTGACCGAGCACATGAAAAAGAAATTGCACAAAAGGAACAACAAAAACCACAGGAGTAATACATCATGGACCAAACGCTAGAGCTATTATTGTCTCAAATAGAGAATCAGCGCAAAACAGTTTTAAATAATTTAGGAGACGGAGCAGCAAAAGACTTTGCTTCGTACCAAAATATGGCAGGATATATTCGAGGTCTATCCGTTGCTGAAGGTTTAATAAAAGACCTTGCACAAAGAATGGAGACATACGACGATGAGTGATCAAATACTCACAATGAATAAAAATCTGTTAGATGCAAATGGTCGACCGATTGTTATTCCAACGATAGATGCCGTAGAAGCAGAAGATATACCAATTGAAGAAAGAGGCTTACAGCTTCCAGAACCAAAAGGATATAAAATTTTATGTGCAATTCCTGACGCTTCAGAAACATATCAAGGTGGCATTGTAAAAGCAGATTCAACTAGAACTATAGAAGAACATTCAACTGTAGTTTTATTTGTAGTAAAAGTAGGAGACTTAGCTTATAAAGATGAAGTCAGATTTCCTACAGGTCCATGGTGTAAAGAAGGTGATTTTGTTTTGACGCGTGCATACGCAGGTACAAGATTTAAAATTCACGGAAGAGAATTCCGCATTATTAACGACGACACAGTTGAGGGGGTTGTTCAAGATCCTCGCGGCTACACTCGCGCATAAGGAGTAATATATGGCTGAGCAAAAAGAAACTGAGATAGTATTTGAATACCCAGATGATATGGATATACCAGGTACTACAGGTAATAAAGTAACTGATGAGAAAGAAGTTGATTTAAGTCCTAAAGAAGCTGAACCTAAAAAAGAAGTTAAGGTAGAAGTAAAAGCAAATGATGTCGACATTGAAATAGAAGACGATACACCCCCACAAGATAAAGGTCGTGAGCCTTTACCAAAAGATGTGGTAGATGAATTAGAAAAAGATAATCTAGATGATTATTCTGACCGCGTTAAACAACGTATGGCTCAGCTTAAAAAAGTTTGGCATGACGAAAGACGTGCTAAAGAAGCTGCAGACCGTGAAAGAGAAGAAGCAATTAAGTTTGCTCAGCAAATCGCAGAAGAGAATAAAAAGTTAAAAACAACTTTAAGTTCTGGCGAAGAAACTTATATTAAAACTCTAAAAGAATCTTTAGAACACCAGTTTTTAATAGCTAAACGCGATTATGGTGAAGCTTATGATTCAGGTGATAGAGATAAGATTATTGAAGCACAAAGTAAAATGAATGATGCTCAACTTAAGTTAGCTCAAACAAATAATTATGTGACTCAATTTAAAACTTCTTTACAAGAACCTGAAAATCAGGTATATATACCTCAATTAGAACAACGTCCTCAAATAGCTAAACCCGATGCTAAAGCTGCGGCCTGGCAAGAAAAGAATAATTGGTTTGGTACTGATGAGGAAATGACAAGCCTAGCATTAGGTTTACATGAGAAATTAGTTAGAAGCGGGGTTAATCCTACTTCCGACGAATATTACCGTCGTATTGACAGTACGATGCAGAAACGATTCCCAGAAATGTTTGGGGATGCAACGCTAGACGAGGACCAACCCGCCCAGCGCACAAAACCTTCGACTGTAGTTGCCCCGGCAACGCGTAGCACCGCGCCTAAAAAAGTGCGTCTGACGAAGACACAAGTAGCGTTAGCCAAGAAATTTGGTCTAACACCGGAGCAATATGCAAGAGAAACTTTAAAATTGGAGAATGCAAATGGATAATACAAACAGAACAGATCGTGAAATAGATACAAGAGAAGAATTTCAACGTGCAGATAGCTGGAAACCTGCCTCTCTATTACCTGAATTTAAAAAAGTACCTGGATGGGCATACCGTTGGATTAGAACTAGTCTATTAAACGAAGCTGATAATCTAAATGTTTCTTCAAAAATGCGTGAAGGATGGGAGCCCGTTAAATTAGCGGACCACCCTGAAATGAGAATAATGGTTGACCAAAATGCTCGGTTTAAAGACGGAGTTGAAATTGGTGGACTATTATTATGTAAAATTCCAGAAGAGTTTGTTGCACAACGTAAGGCTCACTATGAAAACATAGCAAAACAACAAGCCGAAGCAGTTGACAACAGCTTTATGAAACAGAATGATCCTCGTATGCCTCTCTTTGCAGAGTCAAAATCTACGACTTCATTCGGTAAAGGCAATAAATAATATAAATATAAGGAGATTACTATGTCATATCCAACAGTAACCGCTCCATACGGA